CCGGCTGGAACAATGCCGTCTCTTTACTTGCGTGGGTGTTAATTATTTTCGTTGTCATTTGTTCCGTTTCTCGGCAGGGGAGTCAGTCCTGTTATTCCGATATGCAATTATAAAACAAAGATTTTATATTTCCAAATTATTCGTTACAATATTGCTGATTTTCGTGATAATCAATGTCGCTTTGCTCGTCACGTTCCCATTCAATGGTTTGCGTAATGTACCAAGCCCATCCTTTTTCCCATTCTTTAAAGTCATCGGAGTTCAATTCAAAAGGATTTTCGCCATTTGTTCCCCAGTAGTTGAATTGCTGACTGGCCTGATAGCCCATTTCAAAAGGTGTTTTAGTGTTTTCCATGCTGCAAATGTAATATAGTTTTCTATACTTGCAATAGTTTTTGTTAAATTATTTGTATTAAAGTTATCCACAATATAAAAATATCGACTATTTACGAATAAACTTTGTGCCGTGAAGAAGCATACGAAGGTATACCTTGACCATTTCGGCTATGACAAAAGTGATTTCATTCCTTGTGAGGTGTGTGGGGCCCAAGCTGTGGACATTCACCACATAGAAGCACGGGGTATGGGTGGAAGCAAACACGCTGATGTCATTGAAAACCTAATGGCATTGTGCAGACGTGACCATGCCCGGTATGGGGATAACAAGTCATTCAAAGATTGGCTGAAAAAAGTTCACGCTTTAAAACTTGAACAAGCGCACAGAGATACTGATTGAGTTAGCCAATTCCAAATGGCTGCCGGACTTCTGTAACAAAATAGGGGGCCACGTTGCTGCCGACCTACAACAACACCTTTTGCTTATCTGCTGTGAAATGGATGCTGACCGCCTGATACAACTGCACCAAAGCAATGGACTGGTGTACTACCTTGTCCGGGTGGGGTGCAATGCGGTAAACGGCAATCGTTATACCAAGTTTTACAGGGATTTCCTACGCACCACAGAAACCCTGCCCGAAAATTATGATGAGGAAGCCGAAGATTATGACGAAACGCACATCAGGCGCAAACAGGAAGCGGTGGAGTCTGTCAACTTTAAAGAGGTGGCAAACCATTTTAACCGGAGTGAGTGGTATGTGGTAAAGTTATGGCAGTTGTGGGAGGATAAGCAAAGCATGGCAATGATTGCCCGTGACACCAAAATCAATTACCGTGAGATCAGCCAAATCATAAACGCAATCAAAACCCAGATAAAAGAAAAATACAATGAATACGATGACTGACATTTTGGGAGTGGCCGCATTGTGTGTGCTGCTTTCCCGGTACTTCTTTCCCCCGATGATTTCATTCGTGTATGCGCTTGACAGCCGCTACCGCAAAACAATCAAACCTTTTGAATGCGGGTTCTGCCTATCTTGGTGGACAGGACTGGTATGGTTTACCGTTGAATTTGGATTGTATGGTATAATTTATGGTGCACTATGTGCTATCTTTGGAGCATTAATTGACAGATACCTATGACACTAATTGAAATCACATTGACTGGCATCGCCATGGGGGTTGTTTTGCCCTGTGTTTGTTACTTTATAATGACTCGCATATGACACCTGAACAGCGTTCACTTTGCCTTGACTTGAAGTCGCATATTGAGAGGATAAACAAGACGGGCACTTACTCACTTGAAGCTGGGTACTATGCCAAACTCAACGAAGTTCACAGGCAGTTGTACGGGCAACCGTTTCCAGCGTGTCGCAGTTGTATGTTTGATGCCTTGAAAAAACTATATCGGGAGGCACTCAATGGTTAGTATAATTCACGGCGGTAACGCAGGGGACTTGATTTACTCACTCCCGGCAATGAGAGCAGCATCCCGGTTGCACGATAGCAAAGTGCATCTGTATTTGCAGGTGGATGTTCCTGCCCAGTATGGTTTCAATCACCCGATGGGTAAAGTGCAGATGAATAGGCAAATGGCTGAAATGCTTTTGCCATTGCTGATGTCAACCGACTTTATAGGCAAATGCACAATCACGGATGAAGCGGTGCATACCGATTACAATTTCAACCTATTCAGGAAGTTTCATAATTACACAGGGCATATCAGCCAATGGTATTTCCACATTTACCCAGAACTGACCTGCAACCTTTCCGAGCCGATACACTTTGATGTATGGCAATTAGGCAATCACCAAATCATTTTGAACCGAACAGCCCGTTATCACAATCCGACTTTTGATTATTCAATCCTGCGCAGGTATCAGGATAAGATAAAGTTCGTGGGGCTGCCCGATGAATACCGCATCATTTCTGCCAAACTGCCTGACATTTCACACATCGAAGTGAAAGACTTTGCGGAGTTGTGCGGCATCATAAAGGGCTGTGAGTTATTTGTCGGCAATCAGTCAATGGCTTATGCCATAGCAGAAGTAATTAAACATCCCCGTGTTGTTGAAATCTGCCCGACTGCCCACAACGTCATCCCGACTGGTGACAATGGGTTTGGTGCTTGGACAATTATGAACCTGACACAGATAATAAAACACAAATATGGCTGAAACAGCAAAGGCACACCAACGCAGACTCGCATCCGGGTTTTATGACACCTACATCAAAGGACAAGGCATTGACATCGGGTGCGGTAGGATTGACACATTTGATGGAGTTGATACCATTTCATTGACCGATTGCATCCACCATGACAAAGATGACTGCGATGCCACCACGATGGAGATATACGCAGACAACACATTTGACTATGTCTATGCTTCCCACGTATTGGAGCATTTGGATGACCCAATCACGGCAATTCAAAACTGGTATCGCATTTGCAAACCCGGCGGTCACATCATCATGAGCATTCCGCATCGTGATTTGTATGAACGTAAAAAGACTTTACCGAGCCGTTGGAATTTAGACCACCGATATTTCTATCTGCCATACTCATGTGAGCCACCACATACTTTTTCAGTAGAGGGCATATTACTTGCAACAGGCATTCAGGAATATTGGCACATTGAGATAATCGACACGGCAACAAACAAGGACAAACCAGAAGAACACAGCAACGGGGAATTTTCAATCGAAGTAATAATCAAAAAAAATGAAGTGGGTAAGGTTAAGCGAAATACACTCCAACGCAAATAACCCACGTACCATAAGTGCAGATAAGTTTGCCAAACTGAAGCGGTCACTTATTGAGTTTCCTGAAATGTTGACTGCCCGTCCATTGGTTTGCGTGACTTCGGACTTTGGGGGTTACACAATCCTTGGCGGTAACATGAGATACAAGGCACTTTGCGACATCGGGGCGGCAGAAGTTCCCATCATTTTAGCAGATGATTGGACACTCAAACAGCGTGATGAATTTCTAATCAAGGACAACGTATCATTCGGCGAATGGAACTGGGATGAATTGGCAAACGAATGGGATGCAGAGGAACTAATCACATGGGGAGTTGACCTACCCGAAATCAAGGATGAACCCGAAGAAAAAGAAATGTGTCCAACATGTGGAAAATAAAGAGAGAAATAAGAAGACATGGCAAATGAACATAATTTGATACCAGCGCAAAAAGGGGAAGTTAGAAACCCCAACGGCAGACCAAAAAAGTACGTCACCCTTTTGAAAGAACAGGGGTACAAGTTAGCCGAAATAAACGACACCATTCAGGCGATGTTGTCAATGGATCTTGACGAATTGAAAGAGGTGTGGCAGAACCCCAAAGCAACAGTACTGGAAAAGACCATTGCAAATGCTATGCGGAAGTCACTTGAAAAGGGCAGCTTGTATAGCATTGAAACCTTGTTGAGCAGGGTGTACGGCAAACCGAAGGAAACGGCCGATGTAAATCAAACGGTCACAGGCGAAATCAAAATAACTTTAAATCTCGATGGGCAATAAACAAACAGCAGTAGAATGGTTGCTTGAAAACCTGAAAGAAAGTTTATCTATTGAACAGGCAACTGCGGTAATAAACAAGGCCAAAGAAATGGAAAGGCAACAGATTATGGATGCAGTCAACGCCACCATGATTGACGATGACCTTAACGCATACGAATACTTCACAGAAACATACGAATGAAATACACAGCACAGCGGAGACGACTGAAACGCACCAAAGAAAGGCGCACAATCAAATTACAGGTTGCCTGTCTAAAAATCAAGTCACCCGAAATAAGGGCATTATTTAAGGAAATAAAGGAGATGATGAAATGAAAGTGTTAGCACTTTGGGAAGGCATGGGTGGAGTTGAATATCACCGCCTATATACACCCCTGAAACGATTACAAATTGATTACCCTGATGACATAACCGTCAGCATATCCCAAAACTTTGAACGCAATGGAATACCGCATTTATCTAATTACGACTTGGTCATTTTCAACAGGTGGCTGGGAGAGAACCACTACGAAATTCTGCACTACCTTGCAAAGAACAATATCAAATACATCGTGGACATTGATGACTATTGGCTACTTCCAAAACACCACCCGACTTACAAGTACTTTCGGGAGCACAAATTAAAGCAGCAGATAATCGACGGCATCAGGTATGCCGATGGTGTGACCACGACAACAGATTATTTGGCCCAAAAGATAGCGAAGTACAACCGCAATGTGCAGGTGCTGCCGAATGCACTTGACCTGACAGATGACCAGTGGCTTTCAACACCGCAGGAAAGGGAGTATTTCACCTTTGGTTGGGTGGGTGGACTTACCCACAGCAATGATATCATGATACTATCGGAAGCCATTGAACGCATCTGCAACGAGCATGACAATGTCCGCTTTGTTTTGTGTGGGTGGATGGCAAATAACTACATTTGGGATAGCATCCTTTACAAGTTCAACGGAAATAACCCGGTATTGAAACCGCAGGTATTGGTATCTCATGCACAGCAGCCAAACGAGTATGGCAATTTCTACCGCTTATTTGACTGCGCACTTGCACCGCTTGAACAGAACGAGTGGAACAGCTGCAAATCCGAACTGAAAATAATCGAAGCGGCTGCGTATGGATTGCCCGTGATTGCATCGGGAGTTGAGCCATACCTGCAACACCTGAACAATGCAGGGGTGAACTTCTGCCTGAACACACCAGATGAATGGTACAAAGCAATGAAACACGCTATGGAAAGTGGACAGGGTAAAATCAGGGGGGTTGCCAATAAAACTTACTGCAACGAGCACCACAACCTTGAAGCAATAAACAAAGACAGACTGGAATTTTATAAATGCACATTAGCTACACCCGGCCATTCGTAACGGATTACCAACGGGCGATACTTGACAGCCCTGATAGGTACACCGTTACCGCTGCTGCCACCAAAGTTGGCAAGACAGCGAGTCATATTATTTGGCTGTTTGAACAGGCATTGAAGCTAAAAGAAAATCAGTCGGTTTGGTGGGTTGCACCCGTGTACCAACAGGCGGAGATTGCATTCAGGAGGATGCGTAACCAAGTGACGGTGCGGGACTTTTTCAAGGTCAATGAAAGTAAGTTACGATTGACTCTTCCAACGGGTGGCATCATTGAATTTAAGTCAGCAGATAAACCCGACAACCTTTATGGTGACGATGTCTATGCTGCGGTGTTTGACGAGTTCACACGGGCGAGGGAAGATGCATGGTTTGCCCTGCGTTCCACCCTGACCAAAACCGAAGGCAAGGCAAAGCTAATCGGTAACGTAAAGGGCAAAAAGAACTGGGGTTATAAGCTATCCGAACGGGCAAGGATGGGCGAACCTAACTATGGCTTTTTTAAGATTACCGCTTATGACGCAGTCAATGCTGGGGTGCTGAAATTAGAGGAAGTTGAACAGGCAAAGCGTGACTTGCCGCAGCACATATTCAGTGAGTTGTATCTTGCCGAACCTACCGAGGATGGCAGCAACCCATTTGGATTGAGCTACATTTCGCAGTGTATTGCACCGCTATCCACCGCCAATACTGAGTGGTTTGGCATAGATTTGGCGAAGTATAGCGACTACACTGTGATCATTGGCCTTGACTCCGAATATCGTGTCTGCTACTTTGACCGCTTTCAAAAGGACTGGGCGCAAACAGAACAGCACATCATCAGGGTAGTGGGCAACACACCTGCGGCCATAGACAGCACGGGAGTTGGTGACCCAATAGTTGAGAAAATACAACGGCATTGCCCACGTTCTGTTGGGGTTAAATTCACATCGGTATCAAAGCAACAGATGATGGAGCAGTTGACCGCTGATGTTCACGCTGGGCTTATCAAGTTTCCCGAAGGAATAATCGCAGACGAGATGCGGAACTTTGAATTTGAACACACGGCAACGGGATTGCGTTATTCTGCCCCATCAGGGTTGCACGATGATGCTGTTTGTGCGTTGGCACTTGCCCGGTATTGCTCACAAAAAAACAAAAAAGGAGTATTTGTAATAATATGAAATTACCAAAGAATTGGAATGAAATCAGCATAGCGCAGTTTCAAGAATTGCAGCTATTGACCGAACCGAGTTTTGACAATCAGCTCAAAACTTTGTCCATTTTATCTAATAAAAAACTGGACGAAATTGAGGAGATGCGCATCGTGGACATCACGGCTGCATTGAGTAAACTTGCATTCATGGCAGAATTACCTACCGCAAAAAACGTGGGTAGCTTCCGCATCGGCAACACGCTGTATAAATTCGCAGCCAATCAGCACCACTTACAAGCTCACCAATTTATCATGGTGCAAGACTTGTTTGCTGAAAAGGATAAGTGGGTGCAAAATTTGCACATGATAATGGCGGCATTGTGTGTGCCTTACCGGATATTCCCACCCAAGCGTAAGGAAGTAAAGACAGATGACTTTGAAAAGATTGCAGCGCAGTTCAGGGAACGGATGCCTATTTCGTTTGCCTATGCTTACACGCTTTTTTTTTCTCTATGCTTGCCGGAATTACTCGAAGTTACCCATCAATTTTTAGAAGCGGAAGTGGAGAAGTTGAAGAAGATAGCAGACGAAAAGACCGCCCCGCAATCAGTTGGTTGAAAATGGTTGACAACATAGCAGGTGGTGACCGCACCAAGTGGGATTTCTTTTTGAACATGCCGCTTGTTGAGTTTCTAAATGCGGTCAGTTTCCAAACAGAAAAGGATAGGGCAAGGACAGAACGGCTGAACACCGCAGCGCAGTCGGCAAAGTCGGCCAAAGATAGCACCGTATATAAAATTGCATTATTGCAAGAAATGTTGTAACTTTGTAGCATAGTCAGGTGGCTACAATGGGTAGTGCCTTACAGGTTCGAATCCTGTCCTGACTACTACCGTTGGTGTAACCGTGAATGAATAGCGGCAAAGGGTAACATCTCACCATTGGTGAGGATAGGAGTTCGAACCCCCTACGGATGAAGCCCCGGCCATTGTGTCGGGGTTTCTACTTTTTTTAAAAAATAAATTTGCATATTAGATATAAAGTTGTATATTTGTAGTGCGATGGCATACTTAATATAAAATTTGATTAGGTCATGTAGAAAACCCCACCCCTTGTCATCGCAAGGGGTTTTCTACTTTTATAAGTGTGAACATTACCAAAGCGCAACTGGATGCAATCAACAAAGGGTTGCTGGACAAGTTCGGCATACCCGACAGCCCGATGCCTAATTCATTATTGGGAGATGCTGTAATTGGTGTCGCACAGGTTCTTGTTGATACACTACGCAAAAGCATTGAGGAAAAAGACCTTGTCGCTACGGGTAATTTGAAGGGCAGCATTGACCCTACAAACATTACCGAAGATGCAAATGGTGT